TTGTTGAAAATCATCGGTATATTGTCGGCGGTAAACCCCACTGAAATAGGAATCCTTACAGTGATTGCGGTCAAAAAATACCGCATTGATCAATATATGAATTACACGCCATCGTTTGCGAGGATGCTCCGATAATACTGCGCCTCGATAAGCACGGCTTGACAATGTTTCATCAGCAGCGCCACCAGTGATAGCGTTAAACAACTGATCGATTGCAATAATGACATGGTAAAACCATTTTTTTACTTTCTCTTCACTAACCATTATTTACCCTCCAAATGCTCTTGATACGTTTTCGACCAGCCTGATGACCAGTTATAATCTTTCGGATTAGCTGATTGCTCTAATAGCAGTTTGTGCATATAGGCATTTTCATACATTTTCTCTTTGAGTGTTTTTGCAGCGCTCCATACTGCCTTAAATTCCTCAAAATGAATCACTTGAGCAGTGTTATCCGCACAAATTAATGTATAGGTATTATCCTTTCCGTTTAAGTCAAAATCAGCCTTAATCTCAACCAACGTACTGCGGCCTTTATCATCTGTATCAACCCATTTATTAATTGCCGGAACGAAAACACCGCCATTTACGCACGCATCACGTTTTGCATTTATCTCTGCTCGAATATCATCTTTTTGCTTTCTGATTAATTCAGCTTTTTTCTCAGCCGGGATAAACCATTCAACCCCATTCCATTGGTGAAATTCGCTTGGTTTAGGAATGTTTACAAATTTTCCGTTGATAACGTATAAGCCATTTAAGCTATCCTCTTTAGTGTCAATCTCAAGCACGCCACAATCAAGTGGAAAAAGCGATGATACATCACGAGAACTTGAAATAATCAGCCCACTATCATCAAACATTACTTTAAGCGTATTCACTGAGAATTGAGATTGTGATTCATACCAATCTAGCCCATTTTCATCTTTAAGATAAATCGCACTTTCCCCGAAAGGTTTAACTTCAGGATTGTAAGGAGTGAATTTCTTAATGTATTGCATTATGTATATCCTTTAAGCGTTAGAAATTGTAATCCATTGTCCGTTTATATGTTTTTGGATAGGTCTGAAAACACCTGTTGCATTGTCAAATCTATCGCCAATGTCTCTGAATCCAGTTACGATATAGCCAGCGCCAACCGCACCTTCTGAATTTAAGTCACGGAAAAGTCTCTTTGTTACCAACGCCCCTAACCGAACATCAGAAACAACATCAGAAGTTAGAGCTAATGTACCGCCCTTATCAGGAAAATACATATCATATTTTCCCTCATTCCATAGCTTAAAGCGGCCATTATTGTACTCAAATCTTGCGCTTTTCCCATCTTGTCTATTGATGTGTAACCCGCCAAGCCCGTCTGATTGTTTAACACTTACAAAATTAAAATAATTTTGATGCGCTTTATTTAGTGAACGACCTAACGCCGTTTTAACGTCGCCAGCCACCCAAAATTTTTCGCCATCTAATGTAGCGTTAAATTGACTAGCGTCAGGTAAACCACCTAAATGTAAAGCGCCGTTATTGTTAAATCCAATTACGCATTTTTCATTGCCGATAACTGCGTCGCCAGAGAATTTAATAGGCATGCGCCACGTATAACTACCAATCCTATAGCTATCTGTTGCACCAGAAAATGATAGTGTCCCTGACATACTATCGCCACTTTTTGACACAACATCGCCAGCATAAGCGATAACTCCATTTTTTTTAGGTAAAGTTGCAACAGCGATGTTTTCGCCCTTTGGTGTGCGGTAAACTAATTTCAATAAGTTATTGTCATTGTGAGGATTTCCCTCAATTCGAACATAATAACCATCATTATTGTATAGATTTAGTCCACTATAATTACCTTTTTTTAATGACAAATCACCTGTCATCGTATCGCCTGATTTATCAACCGCCCAACTTCTGTATGCAACAGTATCGCCATTTTCTGATATTGCTGGAAATGCTAGATAAACACGTTTTCCAGTATTAGGAATGAATAGCATATTAAATCTGCGATTCGCATCTTCATGCGAATTAGGATGAACCTCTAATTGCCAATACCCTTGAGATGCCCCAAACTGGAAAGCACTCCATCCTGATGGATTTGCAGCTTTCAATGTGCCATTTATTGTAGTATTGCCATCCTTAGGAACTTTGTTATCTGCGTTATTGTTGGCCTCAACGGCTTTATCATACGCTTTTTTAACCGCTAGGCTTGTTGCTACATTATCTTCACTCGTTGAATTAATACTGGATGAAAGTTTAGATATAAGAAGATATTTCGTTAGTGATGTTTGCACTGTTGCAATCATTTGCGCTAGTTTCTTACCCGCTTTTGCGGTTAAGCCTAAGCTTTCACTTTCCAACCCTGTATCGTTAGTGAGCAGCACGATACCTCTAGTTTGAGTATCAGCGCTTGGAACATGAAGTATTTTAGCGTACTCCACTTCTCCATCTGCTAGACTTCTAGCTTTTTCAGCCGATTTCGCAGCCTCTTCAGCTTTACTTGTGGCTATATCGGCATTGTTTTTCGATGTAATTGCGGCTGACGATGCAGTTGTTTCAGATTGCGCCGCTTTAATTGCATAGTGATAAGCTGAATATTTATCACCTTGCACTACTTCATTAACTGGATTAGCAGCCCATTTGTGAGCCATGTTTTCAGAATTACTAGCCGCTTGTTGGCTGCTTTGTGCGGATGCCGCTGCTTGTGTTGCCGTATCAGCTTTTTGAGTTGCGGTCAAAGTATTTGCAGCAACAGATTGCGTATTTTGAGCGACTTGTTGAGCTTTAGCCGTTACATCATCTCTCGCATTATTCACGCTCTCTTCTGTTTCAGTGAGCATTTTGAGTGGAACAGGGTGCATCGGATCGGTTGGCTCGGGGATTAATGGACTGTCTTTAAACCCTTTCCCATCATCTCGCATTTCAGGAATACGCTCAAAACTCGTTTGAACTGCATCAAATTCATCAGATACAGCTTGCCCGTCCGCTTTTGTGTATGGAGTAAATTGATGTTTGCGTTTATACCAGCTTTTTTTAGACACGATAATTTCTCCGGGTGATATAGTTTAAGATAAGTCCACTGATTTCAAATTGTGGAGAGTAGATTGATGAGCCAGCAAACGATAAGGCAATATTTCGGCTATACCCTGATAATTGAAGTGTAGGCGTTGAATAATCTTCAGCCGACCAAAGAAAATCATTCCAAAGAGAATCATTCCAACGACCGCCGCCACCAGCAATTTCTAAATCTTTGCTTAGTGCGGCTGAATGGTAGTTTGAATTGTAATCAAGATCGAATCGAAAACTTATTTTTGATTTTCCATCGGTTGTTGCTTGCAATTCAGCGCTATGCCAACTTTTGATTAATGTTGGCGACCCGCAATGGTTAAATGCCATTTTTACAGTCCAATCTATGCTTTTCCCTGAAAAGGAATAGCATTTGTCAGACTGGCGATAAACTTTGCCATCGCTAAAAGTAATGTAAACTTGATTAGGCGATTGCCAAAGTCCTTGTAACGGCTCAGGGTAGATAAAAGATGTACTTCTTGTTGTTCCATCAGGTTGCACCATTACGCATAAGTGCCGCCCCTCAGATGAATAGAATCTAACTTGGTTTGATTTAGCTTTAGTGGATGAATAAACAATATTGTACGGCTGTTTATCAAAGGCAAGTTTACGGTTTGCATCCATTTCACTTAATCTGAAGTCACCAAATTGCTCAGTTTGATCTATTCGAGTGATGCCATTTTTTGTGATTGCAATAGGCATGAATGATGTTTGCAGCGTATTCGGATTTATGCCAACTGGCGAGATGTCTTTCAGTACCCAATCTTCACGCCCCGAACCATAAAGCCCCGATGTTTTATTTTGACAACCGATAATTAAAACACCGCCGGTGGTGGATGATAATGCGGTTATTTCATCCCCTAAGCCGAATTGTTCTGAGCCTAATAATACCGCCCAACGATTAGGATGCCCGACTAATGAATGCCCTAATTGACCGCCAGCGAATGATGCAAATAGGTGATTTCTATGTGCGCAAATATATTGTGGACTATCATTATTCACTAGAATTGGAATAATAATCCCATTCGGACGAACCTCAATAATCTGCTCACCATTACACCCATAGGCATAATGCGTATTAGAGCCGCCATAGAAGTTGTGATAGATAAAATGCCAGTCTTTTCCTTTAGTTAGCGAAACCCTGTCACATTTTTCTATTGTCGCAACAGTTGTGCTATTTATCTGTAATGGTTGATTAGCTAAAACAGATTGTGACAAGACAACATAGCCCGATTTACTATCAGGCGCTAAAGATACTGAATGAATCACACCTCTAACATTGCCCGATGTAAAGTCTGAGTTATCCAATAGATTTTCAGGCTTAACTAAGTTTTTTAACTTTGCAATATACGTTGCTTGAGCAACCGTCCAACTATTATCAGAACTGATAAATGCACCACATCTGTCGCCATCATCACGAAAGGCGATTAGCTGATTATCCAGCTCTACAACGCCACGAATCTTTCCTGTTCCTGGAACTGGAAATACAGCATCAACACCTAACTGAAATGCTTTTCCTCGATAAGCTAAATCATCAGCAAAATCACCATCAATAGAACTATTTACATAACTTGCGGTAAAGCTAACACCACTAACAGAAAAACTTGTTCCGTTGGTCATTGTTGTTGGCTTTAAAAACGCAACAATAAAGGCATCATCTAATACATCAATAATGCGGTATTGTTTACCGCTATGAGTGAATGCCTTATTGTGAAATTGCTCTTTATTGGCGATATTTCCAACGTGCAACACGGCATAAGTCATTTGAGATGGAACTGTTTTACCATCCAAACATTCATATCCCTCAATTCTAGAAAAACCACCGCCATAAATAGGCTGCACATTTAGCGTACTAACCGCATCACTACTAGCCTTTGCGATTGGAGGAGTAGATAGATCCATCCCACCGCTAATAGCGATAAACTGTGATTGATTTCTCGGTAACTGTGCCATTTATTTGCCTAATGATGGAGTTGGTAAGAATTGAGTACAAAGTAAGTGCAGATATTTATCCCATTCATTTTGCCCACGCAAAATTAACTCTTGAGCATTTTGCGATAAGGCTTTTCCTTGCATTGCGTAATACACAATAGCCACATGGAATTTTTCAGGAATGAAAGGAGTATCAGCAGATTCTTCAAGAACTTGAGGATTTTTAGAAGAGAATCCATCACCCCAAAAATCCTCACTCCAATCACGCAAAGATTGAATATCTAGCCACGATTCACGAACTGCATCAACATACTCTAGACTACGACCTTTCTGATCGGATACGCCGAATGGGCCATCACCTGTATCATTCATTTCACGGCGTAACCGTTGAGCAAGTTGAAGATAATTCATTATTCATCACCTAATACTGTAATTGAGAATCGAGTTGCAAAGTATTCAGTCAATGAACCGTCTTGGTTTTGTTTAAAGCGAGTTTCACCTGATTTAGCCAATAGCTGATATGCCGGCTCAGGGATTGATACTTCTTCACCACGCTTAATTAACGCATCCCAATCGCCAATGCTGACATAAACATCGCCGGTTTCGGTTTCGCTTGGCGCAATAATGATTCGTACACGCTTATGTGCTAACAATGGGATATCGCCTTGTGTTTCTTGTGGCGCTTGCGGTTGTAACTGCACTTCTGCATCAGGGCGTAAAATGCCATTTGCTGATTCAAAATCAAGAATTGCTTGAACTAACTCTTCTTTTTTGCCGTCTTTTTCAACGCCGCAATAATCACGCAAATGAGCAACTAATTCTTCTTTTGTTGCTTTTTTTAAATCAATAAATGGATAAGCCATTGTGTCCTCACTAAAAAAATAAAGCCCCCACAAGGAGGGCTTTTTATTTACGAATTAAAACTAAAGTAATGATGCGGCCACTTCTACACGAACTAACCAAGCATCGTTTAGGATTTTACCCGCCCACCAAGTTTTCCAACCAACTGAGCCGGTTTGACCTAATTCATCACCTTTCTCAGCTTTACCAGGATTGCGCACTAAAATTTGTGCAGCATCTTTACCTTTTAATGGGCAAGTTGCATAAGCATCTTGACCGAATACGGCGATTTTATACACGTCCGCTTTAGCGCCGGCAGTAGATAGCACTTTGGTTGCTGTTGGCGTACCGCCTTTGTTGATTTCAGGTGTGAATAAAGGCGATGTAATAAAGCGCACGTTTTCGATTGTGCCAAACTCTTGCGGAACAATAGGCTGACGAGAGCCATATTCTGCAACTGGAGTGAATCCAGGTAAGCTGCGAATATCAGCCTCTAAGTCAGTATGGCATACCGCAATGTATGCAGCCTCAATTGGTTTAGTACCGTATTTGATTGAGCCATCAAGGATAGATGTTTTTTTCTTCGCACGATTGCGTTGTAATTTACGCACGGCCGCACGAATATGCTCTAATTTAACCGCAGTATTTACATCGTTGGAAGAAGTGCCGTTGGCGAAAATAACGTTTGTACCGCCACTAATTGCGCCCCAAGCTAAAAGCTCAGTTGTTTCAGCCGCTTGCTCACCTGAAAGCATTGTGGTGTCGCTTAACACTTGATCTTCATGGGTATCTTGAATCACATCAGTGATTTCAACCCAAGAGCCGTATTGTTTTAATTGCACTTCCACATCTTCATACGCCATTTTTTGAGATTCTGGACGAACGCCCTCAGTTAATGGAGTTGTTGCCGGTGCAAATGGTTTTGGACGGCGGAATTTAATGGTTTGAGATTTGTTTTGTGGAACTGGTTTAGTTTGACCGAGTTTATTCAAAACAAGGATTGGTTCTGCGTGAGCTAACATTTTAGCTTCAGCGTAAACTTTTGTGCGTGGAGAAATGTCACCGTCTGTATATTTAGTTGTAGCCATGATAATTTTTCCTCAAATGAACTAACTTATTTATCGCTGTTTAGCAAATTCAGCAGCGAATTGATTGAATAACGATTCCTCATCAACTTCATTACCGCCTTTTGGACTTGTGCGACCAGTAGGAAGTGACAATGCTGAAAGTTGTTGAGAACGTTTATTCCGTTGCTCTGAGATTGATGCGGCAGTCTTTTTGTATTCATTGAGTAAGTAGATGGCATCTTGTGGATCGTCTGATTTAAACAATGCCTTGATGCCTTTTGGTTGATTATCTACCCATCTATGGAACATCGGATCGCCTAAAATGTCGTTTGCATCAGGAACGACTTGAGTAACTAAAGAGATTGAGCTATCAAGTTGTTGCTGCGCAAAATCTTGCATATTTGCATCGACCATCTGAGCAATCGGCGCTGAAATATCATTAAGGCGCTGATTCTGTCCGGCAATAAAGCGGGATAAAAACTCAGCAACTTCTGGATAGTCTGATCGCAAACTTTCCAATTCACCATCAAAGGTAGATTGGTTTTGCTTAAACTGCTCCAGTGCGGCTTGTGCCTGTTGATATTTCTTAGAGAGAGCGCCAACACGGCCACGTTGAGATTTAGCCATGTGTTCGTATCTCTCTTTTTCTGCTTTCATCAAACGGAAATTGTCTTTCACTTCATCAGTGGCATTTGCTAACCATTCAGGCAATACTTCCTCTTTTTCATCCGGCTGTTGCGGGATATTTTCTTGAGTAGTATCTTCCATGCGTTGATCGGGCGCTGGCTGTTTGGTTTCATCTGCGACTGACGGTTCAACTTCAGCAGTTAGTCCACCTGATTCAAGTTGATTAGCGGCCTCATCGAAAGCGGCATCAGCATTAAATTCTGTGGTGTCTTGATTTTCCATTTATTACCTCATTAAGCGGCATATAGCGGCTTGTGATAATTCGTTGATAACAAAAAAGCCCACTCATTGAGCGGGCTTGTATTTAACCGTTTAGATCTGATACTAAACTTCTTAATTCTTTAATCTGACCTCTTAGAATATTGTATTGCTGAGGCGTTAAACCCTCAGTGCATAAATCCTGACAATACTCATCGATCCGTTTATTTAGGTAGGAGACTAGATAATTTCTATCTGTTGAGCTTGATAAAATTAATTTCTGCATAAAATCCCCAATAAAAAACCGAATTGCATTTCTACAATTCGGCTATTTTGTTGAATTTTACTGCAAATATTTTTAAATGTCAATGGATTAGTGTGTATTTAATCCCTCCATTTGTCGATATTTACGCAATAATCGTGCTTGTACGCCGCTCATTTCTTTATTGTATCGTTTAATACCACTTTCATAAGCGACCGCACTGATTTTACCTGAACGCAATGCACGAGTAAGATTAGCTTTTTCACTTCTTGCTTTTTTGATGATGCTCTCTTCTTCCTCATGGAATTTGATAAGTTTCATCTTATCAGCATCTAACCAATCGCCTAATTCATTGCGCTCTTTGCGAGATTTGTATTCGTTATAAACGCTTTTTGCCTCTTCGCTCGCCTCATAGTATCGGCTCTGAATCGCAAATTCGTTTGTTGTACCAATAAATTGATTTAGGAATGGCGTGCGAGTTTTACGGCCTAAATCTTCACGGTTCGGATTTTCAACGAATACAGTATTTAGCTCTTTAAGACTACCAAGCATTGAGCTGTACCCATCAAACAAGTTTTTAATTTGCTCAGGGTGCATATCGATTCCTAATGTATCATTAAGCTCGATAGCGGTATCTTTCCAAAATTGAGCGGTTGTCGCCTTAGATTGCTCGGCTTTTAATTTATCATCACGCACATAATTAGTTGTGATTTTATTACCAAAAGCGGAACGATTTAAAACGTTTTGCATCACTGGCTGCAAGATTGATGGCGTTGCGGTTAAAGTGATTTTTTCCATAGGATATTTCGCTGCTGAAATTTCAGATGGAGATACTGGCGAAAATGTTTTCAATGAATGGACGAGCATATTTGCCCCCGCCTCAGTCAATGAAATATCACCAACCGCACCTTTTACAATGTTTGTGGAGAAATTCCACGCCATTTGCGCCATACCAAAACCAACCGGGATTTTGAAGTATTTACCCCCGCCAAGTGGAATCGGGATATAACGAGTGATGTCGCCAAGCTGATCCATTTTATTGCCGCCCTCGTCCTCATCGTCCATTGAGCGCAATACAGTGTAAAGTGAAGTCATTGCAGCCATGTATGCAGCAAAGCGGATTTGACCTTTACGAGTGGATAGATAACGCATTAAGTTGGCCGCACCCATTACAGTTGGTTGTGAGAACATATACAACGCTTTAATGCCTCGCATTTTTGAGCCAGTTTTGCGGAAGTTGGTTAATTCGAGCGTTGTTGCCGCCGCTTGTTTTGAATCAATGCCATTCTCCACTAATGCTTTATAGGATGCTAACGCTGATACTGTATCAAACATCTTATTGTAACCCTCAAACACCTTGCCAACTTTTTCAAGTTTGCCGGCTAGTGGATTATTTTCTTTGCGTAAGCGTTTAACTAAATCAACTTCTGATTTATCGAGATAAGTACCATAGTTTGATACTCCCCCCTCTTTTAGAAGTTGTTTTAACATTCGCTCTACTGGCACGCTATCACGCAATTCTTGACCGAATCCAAGGCGTTTAGTTGCTTGCCATACTTCTTTATCAGTAAAGGCATTTTTAATGGTATCACGACCGATTTTATCCATTGTTTTGCTATCAACTAGACGATTATTTTTATCGTAAAGTTTTTGCACTCGGATAAATTCTGATTTTTCCCAAGTATCACGCATCATATTCATTGGCGCAAACGTAACAGTCCATTGAGTAACGCCTCGAGCATACCATCCTGTCGGTTTAGAAATTACTTTCAAGAAAGCATTGGCGTGTTCAACGTTGTCATTGCGCAATGATTCCATCACTTGAGTTGGCAATTCATACTCATAATAATCACTGCCCTCTTTACGGATAAGCACGTTGTCGCTTGAGCGTGTTAAACCTTGCATTTTACGTTTACTAATACCTAAATTTGCGGTTGCTTGTTCTCTTGCCTCAGCATCGGAATAGCCTTTATCTTTCAATAAAGCCACTTCTGTTTCAAACAAGTCATCAATTCTAGCTTTAAACTCAGCAAAACCGGCATAGGTGGTGGATTTGCCGATTGACTTCCAAACAGCATCAATCGCATCTTCAGCCTCAGAACTTGTACGACCTTTCAATGTTTTATCTCGTGCAATATTGAGTGCATTTGAGCCAGCGCCTGAGATAATATCAACATCTACATCAGCATTCGGATCGCCAGTTAAAGGCACATAATGGCGATTAGCCTTGTATTCTTGATACTCAGCCTCAGTGTATCGACCACTCGCACGATCAACATCTAATCTTGATTGATTAAGATCGTAAACTAGATCGGCTACATATTCCAAATTAGAGCGGCTGATATGTTTTTCTGTATTACTCATAATCAATTCAGCCTCAGGAATTGACCAACCGCCAGCAACCCCAACTTTAAAGCGATTGCCTTTGTTTTTGTAATCCGTGTTGTAAATATCAGCCTTACGGTTATCGTATTGCTCTTTTGCTTTTAGATAAGCCTCATGTAATCGGCGCACTTCTGCACTTGTACCGTTTTGTTTAGCGTTATCCAATAAGCGTTTTGTATCACGCATTACTTTTTCATCACGATTTAATAAATCAATGTTTTTCTCAATGGAATAGCGAGCTGAAATCCAGTTGCCAACCATTCTTTTCATTGTTAATTCATCCATCGGATGACTTTTATTTTGGCTTTGTTTAGAAAGTGCGGCAATTTTTGAAAGAATTGGTTTCAAATATGCTTGTTCCAATTCTGAGTTAATTGCATCACGTTTTCCCTTGGCCACATACATAGCATCTTTTAGACGGCGTTTTTCATGGTCACGGCTGCTAGTGTTGCCTGTTTGATCTTCAAGGTGCATTGAATCAATCCAATCATTCACCGGGCGCAAGCTATCAGCTAACCATTCATCAACTTTACCAACTGCACGATTAAAACGCTCTTTAAATCCTGAGAAGTCTTTAGATTTTAAGCTATCCCATGCGCTAGGCTCGCTATCTGCCACGCCTGTCATTGCTAAATCAAGAGCGGATTGCATTGTATTTGCACGAGAGAATAAAATATCCCCGCCACGCTCTTCATCTAATTGATTTGTCGCTTGTTTAATTGCCTCAATTCTTGAATTAGGATTGGTGGAATCATAGGTAAAAATCTTCACTCCTGATTTTTCCAATATATCATAGGCATTTTTAGCAAGGTTATCAGGCACAACAGCGCCAGCAAAGTTGCTGAATTGTGTAATATCTTTCGCTTTACCCTCAAAATATTCAGTTGGCAATGCTTTGAGTTTATTTAAAAACGCATCAACTGCCATTCTGTTTTCTTGAGTGTCTTTAATACCGGCATAGCCAAATGCTTTTGAAGTGTTTTCATCAACCGCATTCCATAACACATCGTAAATATCTAAAGTGCTTACACCTAATTTGTTCGCTAATGAATCCCCCTCTTTTTTGAGAGCATCTCTTGCGGTTTCAAATTCTTCTTTAGATACGATTCGATGTTTATTGGCTTGAATATCAGCAATAGATTTAAACTTAGGCGTAACGGCTGCACGCACGTTAGGCATTCCATAATTAAATGATTCGCCACCTCGTAAATCTTTTTTGAGTTTTTTAACAACGTTTTCAATGGTATGCGCAACGTATTTATTGCGGCCATGACCATCAGTACCATTCCAAATTTTCTCTTTAACTGGCATGGTTTCAACGATGCTATCAACATAATTACGGAAAGCATCTTCATGCTCGCTAACCGCTTTTCGCATATTTGATAAGGTTTCAGGTTGATCTAATACTTTCTTAGATTCCTGTAATTTCAATCCCTCTTTTACTCTTGATTCGGCAAAAGTACGAACTGCATATTTATCCCCATCCAAGGCTTGTTTTGCTCGCACAATCACATTTTTAAGCGACGGCGATGGAGGTACTCTGCCCTCAATATCTTTGATGTAATCCTTGATAAATTCTCTGAATAAGCCCTCAAATTTATCCGCACTTTCGATGGATGAAATATCTTCCTCGCTTATGCCGGCTTTAATTGCTTTCTGAATGGATGGATAATCAGCGTGTACGCTTTTCGGAATATCTCGATAGGCTTTTTTATACGGAATATTATGCTCTTTCAAGAACTGATATTTAACCGCATCACTATTAAGCATCGCTTGTTTTGCGCCAGTATCTTCTAATCCTTGCGTAAAATCATAACCAAAGGAGCTATCTTCAATCTCTTTTGCTGATTTTTCAAAACGATTGAATAATGCTTTTTGATTTTTCGCTGAATACTCATAACTAATTCGAGGATAACGAGGCGAATAAATGTCACTACCGAAAACTTGAGCTTTATTTACGCCTTTCGGATCGATGTAATTACGACTACCAATTAAAGTGACTTCACCAAAGCTGGTTAATGGATTGCTTTGTTTTGCCACTGCAACGGATGCAAGTGGTAAGCCGCCAATTTTATCAGCGTGCATAATGCCATCTGCACTGATGTTGTGTGTCACGATTAAATCACGTTGATATTCTGATTCGCCTTTTCTGCTAAAACGAATATCATCGTTCTCTTTAGAAAATGCGCCAGTGTTAGAGGATGCTGATTTAATTTGATTGGAGTTGAATACAGCTAAGTTTTTAACTCCGTCCTCATTTACATAAAAACCATCAAATCCCAAGTCTTTGATTGATTCAATGATTGTTCTATCCTCTATCCGTTGCCATTTACCTTTTTTTATTTCACTAACAGCGCTAGAACTCAAACCGGCCATCACCGAAAGTTTACCAACGTGTTTTTTGTTAGTGTAATCAAAGGGATTCTTGGAGGAAATAAATAACGGCATAACATTTGCACCATCAGCAAAATCTCCGCCATTTTGCGTGACAAACTTATCAACAAATTTCGGATCGTCAGATACAAAATGAACGCCTCTATCATTGTTAAATATATTAAAATTATTTAATGTTCCATGATAAACCACTAACGGCTCACCAGTTTTAGGATTTACAACCTTACTTGCATTTTCAGGATCGTTTTCCCAATCACCGAACCATGCTTTAAACTCAGGCGAGCGCACTTGTTGCCATTGCTTGAATGTTAGCTCGGTTTCGCCTTTTGATTTTGCTTGGTTATAGCGTTCCTCAGTTAATTCTTCATTTCGACTAAAGCGCACATCGCCAATATCACTTGTTTCATTTAGCGAGCTAGATTTAATTCGAGAAATAAGATTCAATACATCTTCATCAGAAAACTGCGCTGCACGCTCAACACCAAAGAATTTTGATAAGAAGTCTTTGATACGTTGTGCGGTCATTGACAACCATGATTTAGTAGATTGTCTTTGACCTTTTTTAATCTCTACGCCATAGCGACTTTCAAGCTCATTCCATTTGCCTGTTTCGTGTGCGGCCATCATTTCTGCAATAGCCTCTTCAATCGCAACGGATCGATTGGTTGCGGCTAAATCATCAGTGTTTTTGCGTTGCATTTGAATAGCATCAGCGATCTGACTAATCGCTTTGTTTTTGCCAACTTCTTTCATTAAGCTGTCATAAGAGCCTTTATAGCCAACGTTGATTCCACGATGCGCCATTTCATGCCACGCAACGAATTGCAAACGTTCTTCTTTGCTCATTGTTTTGGTTGCATTGATACTGTCTGCAATCAATGTAACCTTGCCAGTTTTAGGATTAAACCATCCCTCTACATCAGAAGTGATCAAATGGCGCACATCTTTTGGAGGATTCGCAAAGGTTGCAACTTCAATATGTTCTGCCGCTTTGCCAAAGGTTTGATTTAGGATTGCTTGAGCTTGTTGCACTGCATCTGTGCTTGATTGTGCGTTTTCACCGGCGAATGAATAGCGATAATCATCACTTACGTTTTTGGCTTGTTGTAAAGTGCCTAATCTGTCGAATGTTGCATCTTCACCAAATAGGCTCATGATTGATGTATCACCCTGAACCTCAGCTTTATTAAAGTATGAACCTAACACTTGCGCAATGCGTTTACCACTTCTGCGGTTTTCATCAAAGATTGTCAGAATTTCACGAGCCTCAGGCGATAAATCCCCCACAAAATCTTCTTGAGCAAGATAATCACTGATTTTAAATCCTTGTGCATTGAGTTGGTTGTATTTCTCAACGGCTTGGATCACATCTTTTGAAATGTTTACATCGCTTGATAATTTGCCACTGTTGATGCCTTGCTGAGTTTGAGCAACTTTAGGTGCAATAGAGGTTAAGGCGTTCAATACGTTTTTTGCGCCCTGATCTGTATTTTCAATTAAGCGGGATAATGTTTGACTGTCACCATACGCCTCATACAACATTGCATTGCGCATACGTTGCACGCCAGTTTGACTGAGATTACCTCGACTATCTAATAATTCATTACGCACGTTCTCAGGTTGATTTTTAATGAATTGACCAATGAAATATTGGTTATCTGCTGAGTTAATATCACCGTCATCGTTTGCAACAAAATTATCCATACTTGGCAAGCGGCGAGCATCTACTTTCGCTTGCTCTAAATCTGACATTCGCATACCGCCTTGCTCGTTGGAATTGATGGCCACTTGAGCAATATCAACTGGAGAAGTTAAGCGGCGAACCAATACAGGATTTTCCATTTCACTTAATTGAGCCGGGTCAATGCCAAATTGTGCTGAATTATCTTGTAAAAATTGGCGATAACCATCAGCGCCACCCTCTTGATAGGCTTGGCGAATTGCCATTGTACGACCATTGCCAGCAATAATTGTTTTACCATCTAAGGCTAATAACGGTGCGCCAACATCCATTGTTGGACTTGAGGCAAGTTTGCGAGGATCTAAATTTCGTGCAATGTTATTAATTTGAGCTTGGCTTGATGCTCTGTCACGGTCACGGAATTGGTTTTCATTTTTTTGTTGTGTAGGCGTAAGCGTGCTTGCATCTACGACTTCATATTGGAAAGGTTGATAATTACCATTGCCAACATCAATCTCATCGTTAGCGCCGCTTACAACGCCATTTCTGAACTCAGGTGCAATGTTAGCTGATGATTGTAAATTGCTTACTGGTGCAACGGCTTGCGGATCATCGTTGGCGTATTCTTTCGCTTTCTCTGCGTAATCCTCTAACCAACGGCGCATAGCTTTACCGTCTTTCGGATCAATGCCGTATGATTGAGCAATGTTGCGCACTTCATCAAACGCACGACCGATTACATAATCTTTTCGAGCTTGTTCATCTGCGAAAATGGTTGGCGTATCAATAAACTCATTCGCACGAGATAAGTCATTTTTTCTGAATTGACCAAGAATTGAATGCAATTCAAGCGCACGTTCTAAATTCGGATCAACTTTGAAAGTGGAGGTTGTTTCTTGTTGTGGTTGTTCTTCATCAAAGAAGTCTGATTCAAATTTTGCTTTTGCTTGTTGTTCTGCAAGTGCCTCTTCTGCAACTTGTCGTGCTTTAGCTGTTGCAATGCCCGCATTATTGAGCGCCTGTACTCGACTAGCTGATACTAAATCGCCTAATTCGGTTGCACCATGATTGAGCATATCAACATAGTTTCTTAACTGGCTATCAACTGCATCATTGCCAGTATTGATATGATTTAAGAGTGTGCGTTTTTGATTGTTGAAAGCGATTCTATCAGTGTGAGTATCAAGTCCACCCATAGCCGAACCAAAGACTGCACCAAGCACTGCACCATTGATAGCATTATCAGCCATGCCCTCAGTTAAATCTTTATTCGGATTTAAATAGTCCTGATCTGCTTTATTTAAGGCGTATTGTTCGCCAATACCTTGAATAGCCTCAGTGCCACCCTCAACTGCCGCACCTTTTAATAAACCGCCTTTGATTGTTTTAGCCGGCGAACCTAAACCCCAAAATCCGCCACCAAGACCACTGACTGCATTTGTCACTAAATCTGTTGCGATAGCCGTTGGATTTAACGCTGCATCACGACCAACTTTATCAGCAAAGGATTTTTTCGCCATTGTGTAAAGCTCATCTGTGCTTTTACCTTTGCCCTCATCGCTATCTGCAATGGAATAATATTCATCTGAGAATTGCGGGATCTGAGCTAATTGCTCGTTGGTCATGCCCATGACTTCATCACGTTTTTGACCATAACGGCCACCACCTGACATCGCTGACATTGTTGCTGTAATACCAACCATGTTCCAGTATTTTTTCGGAATGCCACGTTTAGCAGCTTGCTCAATGGCTGTTTTGCCCACTTCTTCAGCCACTTCTTTTTTGAGCAATAATTTACCGGCTTGTTTTGCACCAATCGTTGCAATTTTACCCGCACCAAGCGTTAAAGCTGTATCAAGGTTTTGACCGATTAATGAACCTAAATTACCAGCCCACCAACGCAAATTGCGCACGCCTTGCCCCTCGCCATCAAACGCATTTTGATTTAAAGCGGCTTTCATTTCATCTGACATTGAGGCAACGTTTTCATCAGCACCTTTAGCCGCCCAATCACCAATATCATGCAACCAATCTGCACCAGTTAAAGCGCCAACACCATGCGCAATATCACTAACGCCTTTCCATGCACCCATTTGCACTGCATCAACCGTATCAGCCACAATGCCTTGCTGTTTTTTAGGCTCTTGCGCTGTTAATTCAGTATCGAGGTAAGTGGTTGATGCGCCATTTCCTTTCTTGCTACCTGTATCGCCACTGATAATGCCGATCATTTCTTTGTAGTCTTTATTGGAAAGGTAGAAACTCATATATATTTGCCCTTAAAATTTAGTGATAAAAAAAGACCGCACTTTTAAAGTTGCGGCCTGTTATTTGTCTAATCCATAATTACCGGCTGGATTAGCGAGCGGCGTACTCTTCAATGCCACTTCTGTTTTAAATTTCTCTAAATCTATTGCTTGTTTACCAGTTTGAAGTTGTAAATCGGTTGTGAGTTTTGCCGTACTTAGTTTTTCGTCTAAATCTAGGCGTGCTTGTTGTGATTGTTGTGTCATTTGCACTTCGAGCATTTTGATTTCAAGCTCTTTCTCTTTGATTTGAACTTTCATTTGCTCAATCTGAATTTGACTTTGAATTTTCATCTGCTCCAACTGCATTTCGTGCTGTTGTTTTTGTTGTGCAATCTGCATTTGCATTTGTACTTTTAGAATTTCAGGATCTTGCGGTTGTGATGCTTGAGATTCTTGCATTTCCTGTAATTTTTGTTCGTACTCATCACGAGGGATAAGCATGGTTTGCGTTCCCATGCTCATTGATTGCATCAATGTTTTAGCGCCATCGTACCAGTCAAAGGCATACATTAATTGCGGATGCTGACCGAACTTTTGGAAAATATCGATAATCTGTGCTGTTTGAGTTTCTTTAACCAATAGCGCTGATGTACCACGAGCAACAATCTGCATATCGCCTTTGATATTCGGATCATCGCTCATTGCCATGTTGTATTCATAGAATCGGCGAATTAATGGTTTAGTGACTGCATCATCCCACTCTTTCACTTGTCTGCGGCGTACTGCATTTGCGGCATTCATTAGCATAGACATACCGCCTAGCGTTGGCGTAACCTGTCCTTGCTCGCCTTGTGAAATCATTGGCAATCCACTTTCTTCATCCATAAATGATTTTGAAAGTTGAATGATATTGGCAAATTCTTGCTGACGACTGCTAATATCAAAGATTCCAAAGGCTCTTTGAGCCTCAATCGTTGCGTTGGCTGTTGCTCGGTCAGTAGTGCGCCATAGTTTATAGGGAGCTAATTCCCAAGAGCCGTCCACTGGACTTAATACACTGCTATTCACGACTGCTTGTGGCCCGATACCTAAAACGCCGTTATCAATCATGCCTCGCCAAGCGGTATTTAAAATCTCTTGTGCATCACGGCAAAGGTAAGGAATACCAAAGCCAAATACGCAGCATACATCAGGCTCGCAAGTGTAAATTGAGTAAGGGTATTCGGCTGAATCTAACGGATTGAGATTTACGCTTAAAATCTTACCGTTGCCCGCCATCACGATCACGCCATCAATTTCAAGATTAGCCGCCTTTGATTCTTCATCGTTCGGAATATTGAGCTTATTGCCCTCACCTAATTGAGAATTGGCGCTCTCTAATACGCTCAATGGAATGCCGCCATGATAAGTCCATAGCTCATAGCGGTTGTCTTTGCTCTGTGTTTCTAAGCCTGATAACGTTCTCAACGTATCAACATAACCATCCATATCTGAGCTTGCTGTTTTCGTATCTGAGCCGTCTAATTCGCAAAGCTCAAGCACGTTATCTTTCAAGTAGTATGGATTTTTAGCTAAAGACTGTAATTGTTTTTTCGTAACGTAACTGCGTTCAAAAACGAATTGGCAATCTTTGATTGTGGATGCGGTCATATCCGGCACAAAATCCCACGGCAATACTAAACGAGCAGCCGGAATTGTTTTAGCCACAATCTCGCCATTCCATTGCCCCATAGCATCTTCTGACCATACTTTTGATTCCACAACATCAACGATAGGCGCACGCAAAATACCTGTACCCAATACGGCGGCATAATGTAAACATAAGCGAGCCTCAGCAGCGTAATCGCATTCGAGCAACTGATCGTCAATTAGTTTTTCCATCGCCTCCGCACGCTCTTTTGCTTGTTGCATAATCGCACGAGCATTATCAATTTGAGCAGCCATTTGCGGATTGCCGTTATCGGTTTGTTTTGCCATATTGGAAATGCTAGGCATAGGCGTTGGCGAAATACCATAATTTTTGTCATCACTCGGGAATAACATATCTGTCATTTGAGCTGTCCAAGCATCGGTTTTCGCACGGGTATAACCAACAAACACTTTAGATTTGCCCGTTGTTGTTGAGGTTGAGTATTGGTTGCGATATTGATACATATCTTTCACCCAACGTTCTACAACTGGTTGGCGTTGTTTAATTTGTTCTAAAAGTTTTGCTTTTAGCTCTGAACCGAAAGCGGTAATCGCCTCGAGTAATGCGGATTGTTCTTCTGCCATTGTTTAGTACCCTGTCAATGAACTGATTGCTTGATGTGGTTTAATGTTGATGATCTGTTGTTTGAATAAATCAGGCATAGCGCCTAAACATAAATATTGGTTTGCATCGTGTGGATGCGAATAACGGTTTTTATCCGGCGTTTCAGTGTACTTATCTTCCCCACTGATATTTAATAGGCGGTATGAATAGCCTGTTTCATAACCTTTGATAAGTGTTTTACAGTGTGGACTAATAAGCATTGCCGGCTGTCCTTTACCCACTAAGCGAGATAACCACCAACGAACCGCCTCAAGGCGAGCTGTTGTATTGTTTGAATCTGCTGGACGGGCATTAAAGCCATTTTCCAATAGGATTTGAAAGCACGTTTTCTCGTTGGTTTGCGCACGTTGCACACCAGCCGGGTCGCCTATCACTTCAATTTCACAACCGTTGTATTTTGATTTGAGTAGAATTGAAAGCTGATCACGAATGAATCGTTCAATCCCCATACCCGTTGCAACAACTTCATCAGTGATGCGTAACTGTCCGATTGGTGCAACTTGACCGATAATTGCGGCTGGCGTTAGACCAAAGTCAAGACCAATAAATGTTGGCCATCCTTTAACCGGCAATAATTTATCTTTTGATACGTGCAATTCTTTGTTGAAGTGATCCATATAAACTGATTTACCTGTTTGTACTGTCGCAAATTCATTACAGATGCGAGATTTAATCCAGTTGAGCGTTTGACCTTGCAAGCTATCGAACCAGTACCCATAACCTTTCTTATGGTTTTCAACGTTCTCAGCAAGTGGATTAGCCACGAATTTATGCCCTTTATATTCAACGTATAAGCCAGCCTCAATATTGGCTTTAACTTCATTGGATAAAGAGCTATATGGAATGCCTGTAATATCAATTAATGCGCCAGGCTGAGTGAAGAACTCCCATCCTTTAGGCGTTAGACTTTCGCCTGTTTCCTCATCAACGGCGGTTTCAAATTCATGCCACCAGTGATCGTCATCAGGCGAGTTTGTGTCCATAATCATGCCGTTCCAAGTTGCGCCATCAAATCCCTCTAATACGCTCTTTTTCGGGTAACGCCCTGTACGAGTAACCGCCTCAGTAACAAGCAATACTGGCAAGAATTGAGCCTCGTTTATCCAAATCCCTGTAAGCTCAAGTGACATTAATTTCTTAACATCTTTTGGCTTATCCATGGATAGGAACATAAATTCAGCCTCAACCGTTGTTTTGCCATCAGGATGATTGATTTTCATCAATCCTGAGATTGGACTGTCATATTTAATCGGGCAAATACTGTCAGGAATCCAGTCTTGGAATGTTTTGATCACTGTACCCTTTAACTCAGGGTAAGTATTACGCACGCAAGCCCAACGAGTACGGCGAACACCATCAGAATTAGGCTCTTGGTTTAAGCAAATACGGAACATTTCCATTACACACCCAACTGATTTACCACTACCAATCGGGCCACGAATTGCCTTTACTAATGCGTTTGATTTATGTACTCGGCGAAAGGTTGGCGAGGCGATATAATTAATCTTCATCATCGCCGCCTGTAAAATCCATTGTGTATTCCACTTTGTGTTTGCTTGCTGCTCTTGCGCCTAACTCTTGTGCGAGCTTATCTGCTTTAAGCAAGGTTTCTTTCGTCTGAGCTTTTCTTAATTCGATTGTTTCAAGCACTAAATCAATATCGTTATTTGTGCGGCTTAAACTCTCAATTCGTGCAACCGCTCTATCTAATGCGTTCTGAGCGGCGTTAATTAGCTTATAGGTAACTTCTTTATCTTCAGCCGTTTTACAGTGACTTAAATCAGCAGTGAACTTTTCAAGATTCTCGATTGATGCAATAGCACGTTGGCGCATTAAATCAATCTCGTCTTTAAGGCTAAAATCAACTACAACATCAAAGGCTGATTTATCTTTAAAGTAACGAGCGTAACCGCCATGCTTTATTCTTCTTTGAGATTGTAATTCAGAAGAGAATCTAGACGGTTTCGCAGTTGGTTTCGCAGTTTCAGATTGGCTTTCGCAGTTAGATTCGCATTTTTCAGTTAAATCATCTTTAATATCAATAACTTCTGATACTTTTACGCTTTTCGCAGTTTCAGCCTCTTTTGGACTTATTTCTACTTTCGCTCTTATATCGGATTGTTTGTTTTCTTCTAACTGTGCGAATGCTGTTTCAGGCTTTTTGATATAGCGTTTCGCAGTGGCAAAATTCAATCCTTTCTTTCTGCACCATTCCATTACAGATACACCAGTCTTTGCATAAGACTTGATGTATTCTATTTGAAGTGCGTTCCAATTCTTTCTTGCCATAAACGATATATAAAAAAGCCCGCAATTAAGCGGGCATAGTGAATTTTAATTATAAATCCCAAGTGATAGCTTTAACCGCCCACATTTGTGCATCGATAATGCGTTTTTGAGCTTCTTTAATTAGCATCTCTTTTTCTGGACTTGAGCATGACTGTTTTTGTAACTGATTTATTGCATCTGCAAAGCGAGATTTACATTCATGCACATCGCCTCGATTGCCAACATTAAAATCAATCCCTACTAATTCTTCACCAATAGTTTTAGTTGTACCCATTTTTCCTCCTAAAAATAAATTAAAGCGGGTCGCCTACATAGATAGACCAACCTTTAAAATAATGCGGATTATCTCTATTTTGATAATCTAGCATGGTAAAGCAAATTGCATCAGCTAAGTCTAACACCCAACTCGGAATAAAGTTGGCGGTATCGATAAGAGGATCTTCTTCATCTAATCCACCAACATAACAAGGGATTCCCCATACTTTGCAATGATGAGTAAATCCCTCTTCAAGAAGTTTCTTCTTTGATTTTGGAAAAAACATTGATTAGCCCTATTTACTTAATTTCTCAGTTTGCCATTCCCGAATCTTGTCGATGCGGTTTAAGCACATATCACGTTCACGCTTTAACACAACGGCATATTGCGCAATATCACCATAGGTTTCACCCAAGAATTGAGTTTTGTCTAAGTGTGCTACATAAGCAACCGGCAATCGAGGGCAAGTGACCACCTGAGGTTTACTTGCGCAAGAAGTCAATAACGCTAAGAGGAGCATTGGCGTTAAACGCATCACTTTGCTTGTCAGCTTTTGGAATAGATTTAATAATCGCATTGGCTTGTTCCCTTGTTTTGTTGTCCTCTTTCGAGATTTCAAACGTTAGACGTTCATTTTCTGCAATATCAGCCTCAAGTTTTGTTATTGATTCGGACTGCAATTCGATTGTTTTAGCTTGAGCAGCGTTTTCTGCTTTCAGCGTATTAATAACATTGACTTGATGACTTAAAATGAAACAGAACGCAATCAGTAAAGCGCCTAGTGCGCCAAAGATGTATTTACCCATATTAGCTCACCATTAAATCACGATAGAGCTTACAGCGTTCCTCTAAGCCGTTTGTTCCACCGTTTACCCGAACTGTGACTTTCTCAACAGAATTACAATTAGCTAAATCTTTATCTAGCCAGAACCAAACGCCTGATTTAACGATTAAATCTAAATCAGTTGATACTTCTTCAGGCATAATTGATTTCCCTAACCATTTTTGGAATCTGAGGTAGTTATCTTTACCTGTAAGATGCGGTAGTCCACGGCCTCTATACTTCCAGCCGTCACCAGTTGCCTGGTTGCCGTTACCCATGCGGTTTGCATAGGCGATATTAGCAATAGATGCTTGATCGGCTTTTTGAATAACCACACCGGCTTTATTTTTTACATATCCATATTTTTGCGCTTGCGCTAAAGTGAAGTATTTGCGAAATGTCTCTCTTAATCCGGCAACAGAATAATTCATGCTTTCGCAAAAACGTGTAAAGCCTCGCGTTTCATGCCCGCACTGAGCAATAAACATAGCTTGTTGTGCCTTTGTAATGCACCCAGCTTTTTCAATGTTGTCTGATATCGCTTTATAGATTCCAGCGATTGCGTTAGGGAAAATTTTATTGAACGTCGTCTGTGAAATGTGCATCATCTTTTTCAATTCTCCGATTAATGAACTTGAATAAATATTCACGGATTTTTTCCGTGCCGATAAATCCAATCATCGTTCCGAAAAACGCTGAAAAATCGGCGTGACCGAATACATGGGTACAAACTGGAACAGCTACACCAGCAATAGATGCGCAAATAGCTGCATCAATCAACATATAGCGGAAGGATGGTTTTTTTCGCATAAAGCCAATTCTTAAAAGCGACATTGCAACAGCGGCGCCGGCGCTTTGAACTGACCCATTCCCAATGTTGACCTGTAACCACGCCCAAATTAAAGCCCATACATCTGGATCTTTCATAGGCATTTGATTTCCCTCGTCGTTTGATAGGTAATAAAAAAGCCCGCATAGATATGCGAGCTTATTTTGATAAGGAGATAGCTTTTGCAATTAACATTTCGGATTAAAGCCAGTTTTATCTTTTAGGCTATCCCACGATTGATAATAAAAAACCGAGATGTATAAATACACCTCGGTCATTTTTCTGAATATTAGTGCAAAATTAGCAAAAAGTCAATAAATATCTAATATTCGCACTGTTCACGTTAGCTAAAAAGCACTGTTCATAAAAGGCTTTATTAATTATTTGAGCAAACAATATTTCTAAACTCATTAGATAGTTTATACATTTCATAGTCTACTGATTTATTGGCATCCTGCTCTGTAATGTATTTATTAATTTCCTCATAAACTTCACCAGGCGAGAATGCTCTACCTTTCACATTAAATACTCCGTCCTGTTTTAGCGACGTCATTTTTGAGGCAACTGGTTTATTTCCATCTATGCTTGGAATACTTTGCAATATTAATTTTACAGTGCCATTTCTTGCATCATTACAATCTAACTCGCTAAATGATAGATTGCGGCCAAATAACTCACCATTAGCCGTTACATCAGCTCTTATCAATACGTTAAATACATCTTTTTTACTTGTTGCTTGTTTATTGTAGTAAAAATCAGATGCTAATTTCACGTTTCCATAAGCGCGATCATTTACGGTTTCAACGTTTCTGATATTGGTTGGAATCCATAGTTTTGTTGCAACAATAGAATCCATTTCTTTAACGATGGATTCGTATGAATCTAACTGATAATAAGACGGCGCACCTGATTGACAACCACAAAGCACAAGTGCGGCAAAAACAACTGAAAATTTTTTCATAAAAAAACTCCCATAACTAATCTGACTAATTATAGGAGCTTAATTTTTACCAAACCGTGATCTACTTCACACTTTTGACAAGTTGTTCTTTTATTTTTTCAATAGCTGATTTAGCTCTATATTTCATTACTCTCGCCAGTATCTCTGGCCTTAAAATATCTATTTCTCTTGCTGATAATGTATGGGTATATCCAAACTCCTTATCGCCTTTTTTGATGATAAACGCTATAAAAATATCGGCAGTTGATTCACTTCTCATCCCAACAAAATCAATTCCGAATTGAATACCATCGACTTTCAATTCATCTTTGGAATCAAGAACTAACTCAATAAACATTTTAACCGCTTTATGAATTTTCTGTTCCGCATCCGTTGTTCTAAATTGGCTCATTATTGTAATTCCTTTTTCAAATATTGTTTAATTACATCTTCAGCACAATTCATTTCATCATAACAATGGCGCTCAAAGTCCACCACTAAAGCTAAAAGATAGCGTTTAAAATAAGCCTCAGTGCAATCAATGGATTTCATTAAATGGTAAATTGTCGCTTTTAATTTGCCTGTTCCATCACATTCAGGGCATTTATGTTTTTGCACTCTACCGACTTCACCTGTGCCACGGCAGCGAGGGCAAGTATTGGATTTACGCAAATCGTTTAATTCTCTAATTCTCAACTGACGAGCCTCAACGCTATTAGCGGATAATCCATTTTCTTCAGCTATTTTATTTGCTCTATCTAAGGCTGATAAATGCGCATATTGTGAGCGTAAATAGCGTTTTCTTAACGCTTTAATATGTCTTAACTGACTAGGCAAAGGCAAATCACATACCATATCAACAACATATTTTAAGGCCTCTGAGGCGTGTTTAGGATGGCCAAACTCTTCACACCACGCATCAACATAACTATCAACAAATTCTCTTGAGGATTTTTCTTGGCGGTATTTGCTCATCAGTAAATGATAGCCAAGCATATATTTATTTTCAGCTTGAGCAAAAGCACAAATAATTTGCTCTTTATAAAGTAATGCAACGCAACCACGACCGGCGGTTTCAACGCTAACGCATTTTGGATTATGTAATTTAACTAACAATTCGATTGATTTACTCATTTTCAAGCCCTCTAATTTTTACTACAACCATTCCGCCTTTTTTAATTCCGCAATTTTTGCTGCGAAAATCTTTTATCACTTTGTTGTTGTCGTCTTGTATTAATCCTGAGGCGACTAAACTATCGAAAAGCCCTTTGTTTATATTATCGGGATCACGGTTTCGGTTATCGGGATAGTACACATCAAGGCAAATCGCCACTGAACCTGTAAATGGATCAAATTGTTGTAAAATTCTCAAAGCCTCCGTTTTAAATTTTCTGCCGGCCTCGCTGATATAATGCCGTCCGTTTCGTGCATGCCGCCAATAATGATTAACTGACGGCGGATAAGGTAATGCAACTTCTAACCAATCAGACATATTTTCCCCTCCTTGAGTAAAATGTTGATTGTTCTTAATACTCCCTCAGCGTGCATAAGTCTTAATTGCTCTCGGGAATAACTTGTTCTTACTCTCCCATCGATTGCGTTATGGCAAGCTGCACAACAATAAGCTCCAAAAATATCATGCGGCTTACTTCCCATGCCTCTAAGCCAAGAGCTTGTATAGTGCGCCAATACCACTGTTTCGTTTTCGCCTGTGCAAATACCAGGAATTCTCACCTGGCATTCACGCCCTTTCGCCTCCTTGCGTAAATTAGCCATTTTATTTTCCTCTTGAATACACCGATCTTTTGTTAAATCGCTCTACCGGATAAGATACTTTCGGCATGGTTGTTCCAACATTTTCTTTAGCCATTC